AATACACTGGAGATGGTGTTATGGACAAACTTATTCCTATTCTAAAGAAAAGAGGAAACATTATGGATCCTAGAGAAGGAAGAGACATTGTTATTACAACAAATAGAAACGATAAAGGTTGGAGTGTTGTAACAAGTATTATGGCTGAAGACCCTTCAGTATTGACTGACCCTAAGTCACCACAAGCAAAAGAATGGATGGCAAACGAAGAGACATGGAGAGATGTGTATTCAGTTAAACCTGTTGAGTTTGTGAATATTGTTGCTGAGCAAAAGACACCAGTTTGGGATTCAGAGTTAAAGAAGTTTGTCGCTGAGGAAGACAAAGAAGAAAAAGAAACCGCATCTTTAGAAGAAGAAATCAATATGATGGATGGTTTAACCAATGAGGACGAAAAGGAATTAGAGGTTGAGGCAATATCATTAGATTCTGAAGATAGTGATGATGAATTACCATTTTAAATTAGACTAATATGGCAAAGAAACCATTAAAGAAAAAAACTACTGATTTTTCGTCTATAAGGAAAAAGTTCTCTTCCAGTGATAAGTATAAAGAACAAAAATACTTTGATCTGGGAGAAGCCTTCCAAAAGGCGACTGGTATACCAGGACCTGCTATGGGACAAATCAATATGTTTTTAGGACATTCAGATACGGGTAAAACCACTGCAATGATACAAGCAGCGGTAGATGCTCAGAAAAAAGGTATTTTACCTGTTTTCATTATTACAGAACAGAAGTGGAGTTTTGAGCACGCAAAAATGATGGGGCTTGAAACAGACTATGTTGAGGAAGTAGATGAAGATACAGGTGAGATGAATGCATATTGGGATGGGTTCTTATTATACAAATTAGGTTTTGATTATATAGAACAAGCATTCGAATATGTAACTGAAGTATTAAACGCACAGAAGAACGGTGATATTCCACATGATATAGTTTTCTTATGGGATTCTATTGGGACAATTCCTTGTGAAATGTCTTTCAATGGAAAAGGAGGAAACCAACACACTGCAAGAATTATTTCTGAGAAGTGGGGAATGGGTATGGCACAAAGGATTACATCATCTCGTAAAGAGAGTAGCCCTTATACCAATACAATGATATTTGTTAATCAACCATGGGTTGAGTTACCAGATAATCCATTTTCACAACCTAGAATACAACCAAAAGGAGGGCAATCAATTTATCTGTCCTGTTCTTTAGTATTCTTGTTTGGAAATCAAAAGAGTTCTGGTGTATCTAAATTATCAGCAACCAACAAAGGTAGAAAGGTAAACTTTGCTATCAGAACAAAAGTTGGTATTCACAAAAACCATATGAATGGTTTGGGGTATGCTGATTGTAAGTTACTAGCCACTACACACGGATTTATCGAGGATGATAAGAAGTCGATTGATAACTACAAAGCCGAATACAAAGAATATTGGGCAAATGTTTTTGACACTACTGCAGAAGCTGTGGAATTTGGTGTTGAGGAAGACAATGTTATTGAACCTGCTGTAGATTATTCCGATGATTAATATTTCTATTTTTAACCATTTAATATAATGAGAAGTGGGAAGACCCTTAAAGAACAAAAAAAGATATAAACATACATTATTGGTGGATGGTGATGCGTTGATTAAAACTGCGTATCACGGAGCATCTAACCTTTATTATAATGGGGAACATATTGGGGGTCTTTTTCAGTTCTTTTCACTTTTGAGAAAGGTTATTACAGAGAATAGGTTTGACAGAGTTTTTATTTTTTGGGATGGACAATTCAGTGGTAGATTAAGATATGATATCTATCCTGAATACAAACAAAACAGAGATAAAGATTTCTACAACCAATCTGAACCTAAAGAACCAGAGTTATTTATTCAAAAAGAAAGAGTTAAGTTATATGCTGAAGAATTATTCCTTAGACAATATGAGGATGAAGTTTGTGAAGCAGATGATTGTATTGCTTACTATTGTAATCAGATTAGAGAAGATGAGAAAATAGTTATCCTTACAAATGACAGGGATATGTGTCAGTTGATTGATGATAGAGTTGCGATATATGTTCTTAACAAAAGAAAGATAGTCTCTAAGAACAACTATAAAGAGTATTTTGACCATCATCAAGAGAATTCAGCACTTATAAAAATTATTACTGGAGATGCTAGCGATAACATTAAAGGGGTGAAGGGAGTTAAAGAAAAAACTTTATTGAAGTATTTCCCTGAATTGGCTGATAAAAAATTGACATTAGATGAAATATTCAATAAGATTGAGACAATACAAAGTGAAAGAAAGAAAAGATTAAAAACGTTAGACAACATATTAAATGGTGTAACAGATGGATCACAAAAAGAAAGATTATTTGAAATTAACAAAAAAATTATTAACCTTAAAAAACCGATTATTACAGAAGAGTGTGTAGAAAATTTAGAAACTATTATCGACTCACCAGTAGACCCCGAAGACAGAAATACAAAGAATGTATTAAAGATGATGTTGGAGGATGGATTTGTTATGGCAATTCCGGGTGGTAGAGATGGTTACATTGAATATTTGAGACCTTTTCTAAGTATTATCAAAAAAGAAAAAAAGTATTTTAATCAAACAAATTAATTTAACATTATGAGTAAGAAAAATTATGAAAGCCTTCCGTTCGAGTTTTATTTAAGAATTAACGGAAATGAAAGACCAATCGTAGGTAGAAACTTTAACGTAAGAGGGTATAACCCAAAGGCATTAAGATCAATGGAGATCAAAGAGTGTATTGATGAAGCTGTAGGGATGATACAAGACCAGTTCAGAGCTAAAGCAGAAGACTACTTATATAGGTATTACAACCCTTATGTGGTACAAACCGAAGAAGATATAGTTGCAAAAGACTTATTTGAGGAAGAAGATGTTTTCACTTTTGAGATTAAAGTTCATGGAAACATTGTTGCACAAAAACAATTTAGTGGAAATTGGTATCCACCAAAAGTTAGATACGATGTAGACATTAGAAAGTTAATTCCGGGAATTATCTCTAAGATACAGAAAACGTTAAGTAGTAAAAAATTAACAACAGAATACGCGGGAATCACGCTTTAACAGATATTTATTAATTACAAAGATTTTCAAATTATGTCAAAAAAAGAGAGTAAGAATTTAGGGTTTTTAGGTTATAGTTTTCAGGTAAAGTTGGCTAAACAAGTTATGGAAGATGGCAAGTTTTCTGAATCTATTATCGAGATTCTCGATCCACAATACTTTGACAATGAATATCTAAGGTTATTAGTTGCGAGTGTTAAAGACTATCACGAAAAGTATGAAACTATTCCAACCTACGATACACTACAACAAGTGGTGAATAAGGATATCAAAAGGGAAATTGCTAAGGAATCAGCAATTGCGATGATTAGGGAAATACAAAAGAGTGATGATAAAGATTGTTTACATATACAAGACACGGCAGTTCAGTTTTGTAAACAGCAAGAGCTAAAGAAAGCCACACAAAAAATTCAGAAGATATTAGATTCAGGTGATTTTGATAGATATGATGAGTGTGAAGAAATAATGAAAGAAGCTCTTTCTGTTGGTTCTGAATCTGATAGTGGTATAGATGTGTTTCACGCTATTGAGGATGTGTTATCTGATGACTTCAGAAAACCAATCCCAACAGGATTAGTAGGTTTAGATAATCTAATGGATGGTGGATTATCAAAAGGAGAATTAGGGGTTATTCTTGCCCCATTCGGTGTAGGTAAAACTACATTGATAACAAGAATGGCAAATACCGCATATAATTTGGGGTATAATGTAGTACAAATATTTTTTGAGGATAACCCAAAGGTAATCCAAAGAAAACATTTTACTTGTTGGACTGAGATACCATTGAATGATTTAACAGAGAGAAAAGACGATGTTAGAAAAACAATTGAAGGGTTTAAGGAAAGAAAAGGAAACTTAATCCTTAAAAAGATGCCGAGTGATGGTACGACAATACCTAACATTAAACAATATTTAAGAAAACTAATTTCAACTGGAATGAAGCCAGATGTTATATTTTTAGATTATATTGATTGTGTTGAGAGTACAAAACAATTTAAGGATGACTACTCTGGTGAAGGTCCAATTATGAGGCAATTTGAGACTATGATTGCTGAATTAAATATTGCAGGATGGACGGCAGTTCAAGGTAACAGAAGTTCCATTGGTGCAAATGTTGTTGAAGCAGATATGATTGGTGGTTCAATTAAGAAAGGACAGATTGGACACTTTATTATGTCAGTTGCTAAGACATTAGAACAAAAAGAAGAAGGTAGAGCAACATTAGCGATACTTAAATCTAGGTTCGGAAAAGATGGAATTATATTCGAAGATATTATTTTTGATAATGGTTCCTTAAAGATTGACACTGAAGAGACTGGTGATGTTTCATTCTTACAATTTGAGAAGGGTGAGGACAAACGAAGATCGGATATGGTTGTTAAGGCTATGGAAAAGAGAGACGAAAGGATCAAAAAGAAAAAGCAATAAGTTTTATTAATAAATTAAAAATATTATGATGTCAAAAATAAATGTTGTAAAAAGGAATGGTGAGAAAGAGGTTGTTAATTATGAAAAGATTAACAGGGTCTTAGAATGGGCGGCAGAAGATATTAAAGGAGTAAGTTCCTCAGATGTTGCTATGAATGCTCACCTACAAATATTTGATGGTATCACAACAACTCAAATACATAAAGTATTAGTACAATCAGCAGCAGATATGATAACTGAGGATAGACCTAATTATCAATTTGTTGCTAGTAAGTTATTAAATTATCTATTAAGGAAGGAAATCTTCAATACATATAGAAGTTTCCCTAGATTAAAAGATTTTGTTAAGCTTAATGTAGAAAGAGGCGTATATGATGCAGATATCCTTAATCATTATAGTGAGTATGATTTCGATAAGATTGAAAGTTATATTAAACACGATAGAGATGAGGAATTAACTTACGGTGGATTACAACAATTGGTTGATAAGTATCTAATTAAAGATAGAAAGACTGATGTTGTTTATGAGACA